GTTCTACAATCGTATTCTCATCTGCACTAACAACATCTGATGTAATTGATTTTATTATTGTATTAGGAGATGTATTAAGTTTGGCGACTGTATCTGATTCAACTATTGGATTAGCTAAACTAACAGCTACTGGTACTCCTTCATCTTCTACTTTTTTAAGAGGTGATAATTCTTGGGCTTCTGCTGCTACTGCTGGTCAAGTGATTCAAGTTGTAACCGCAACTGATTCAACACAAAGAAGTACAACTTCTACTTCATTTGTTACTGCATCAAATACTTTATCAATTTCAATCACTCCTTCATCAGCGAGTAATAAAATTTTTGTGATTTCTTCTGGTTCTATTAATACCCCTAGTGGAAGTTATGCGGCATTTATAACTCTGTTTAGAGATTCAACAAATTTAGGAAATGCAACAGAAGGAATGGGAAGATTATTTGATGCGGCTAATTCTAATTGCACACCTTTTGCTTTAAGCATTTTAGATTCACCATCTTCAACTTCTGCTTTAACTTACCAAGTTTATATTGCGGCACAAGCTAGTTCACCTTCAAGTGTACAACTTAATCAAAATGGTGCAAAAGGTTCAATAACAGCATTTGAAATTAAAGGATAATTATGAATACAATTAAAGCAATATATAAAGCAATCAAAAAAATTAACCCAAGTGCTGAAGCAAGTATGTCTGGCGAAGATATTAATACTTTAGTTTGGGAAAACGGAACTACTCCAATTAATAAACAACAAATATTAAATTTAATACCAGAGTGTCTTGCTGAAATAGAAGCTGAAGAACAAAACAAAATAGATAAAAAACAATCTGCTATTGCTAAACTAAAAGCACTAGGTTTAGACGAAGAAGAAGTAAAAGCTATATTGGGAGTTTAACCCAATGCCTTTAAAATTCGCAACAAACCAATCACTAACTTCGGTTACTGCACTACCTTCAAGTGTACCTACTGATAATCTAATACTTATCTCAACACAGACAGCTTCTAATAGTTCTTCTCTTGCATTTACAACTGGCTTAGATTCTACTTATGATGAATACCAATTTAAGTTTATTAATATTCACCCAGCAACAAACAATGTTGGGTTTTTATTTAATATGAGTACAGATTCAGGTAGTAACTATAATGTTACAAAGACAACAACTAGTTTTGGTGCATACCACAATGAAGCTGACACAGCTACTGTATTAACTTATAATACCGATACAGATCTAGCACAATCTACATCTTTTCAACCATTAGCTTTTTATTCAACTTTGTCTAACGACAATGATTCTAATATTTCTGGTTCATTAAGTTTATTTAACCCAAGTTCTACAACTTATGTTAAACATTTTATTAGTAATTCAAATTCTGTTAATTATGATGCTTCAGGTAACTTTGATGTAAATTCTTATATAGCTGGATATGGTAATACTACTTCAGCTATTAATGCCATTCAGTTTAAATTTAGTTCTGGTAATATAGATGATGGTATAATCAAAATGTATGGAGTAAAGAAATCATAATATGCCACTTATTAAATACAACAACCAATCATTATCAAGCATTACAGCACTGCCATCTGCTATTCCTACTGGTAAATTAAAACTAATTAGTTCGCAGACAGCAAGTAACTCAGCTTCTATTAGCTTCACTACAGGATTAAGTTCTACTTATAAAGTTTATAAGTTTGTGTTTGTTGATATAAATCCAACAGTTGATAATGCTCAGTTTCATTTTCAGTGTTCTACAGATGGTGGAAGTTCTTATGCAACAACATTAACATCTACATTCTTTTATGCTTACCATTTTGAAAGTGACACTCCTACTGCATTAGGTTATGACGCAACAATGGATCAAGCACAAGGAACTGCGTTTCAAAGATTAATTGATGGTATTGGTTCTGAAGCAGATGAATCTGGTGCAGGATCTATGACTTTATTTAACCCAGCATCAACAACTTATGTTAAACATTATATTTCAAGATGCAATAGTTATGTTGATGGAACATTTACAACAGATTATTATAGTGCTGGTTATTTTAACACTACGTCTGCTATAAACGCTGTGCAGTTTAAATGTTCATCAGGTAATTTTGATGGTAAAATATACTTATACGCAATAGATAATTCATAATGCCACTAATTAAATTAAATAATAGAAGTATTAAAGATGTAACATCATTACCTTTTGGTGTTGGTACTCTTGTTCATATACAATCACAAACTGCTAGTAATAGTGCTTCAATATCTTTTACTACTGGTATTAATTCTACATATAAAGAGTATCAGTTTTATTTTATAGACATACACCCAAGAACAGATAACGTAACATTTACATTTAATGGTTCTACTGATGGAACAAATTACAACGTAACTAAAACTAGTACATTTTTCGGTGCAAACCATTTAGAAGATGACTCTTATTCAGCTTTAAATTATTATACAGATAAAGACTTGGCACAATCTACATCATTCCAAATGTTATCTTATAATGCTTTAGGTAATGCTTCTGATGAATCTTACGCAGGTTCTATGCAATTATTTAATCCAAGTTCAAGCACTTACGTTAAACACTTTATAGCAAATGGAAGCACATATTATTTTGATGGTGGAGAATTACATACTTTAGTAGCTGGATATATGAATACTACATCTCCAATTACAGCTTGTCAGTTTAAGATGGATAGTGGAAACTTTGATGGAACTATTGCTATGTTCGGAGTATTATAATATAGGTATCTTATGGAACACAAACTTATAGACGGAGTAAAAGTACCTTTAACAGCACAAGAAATTGCACAAAGACAAGCTGAAACAACTGCTTGGAACAATGGTGCATTTGATAGAGCAATCGCTGGACTAAGACAAAGACGAAATTCATTATTAGCTTCTTGTGATTGGACAGTATTAACTGATAGCCAACTTACAACTACTGAAAAGACTGCTTGGAAAACTTACAGACAAGCACTTAGAGATATTACAGAAAACGTAACAACTGTTGCACAAGTTAATGCAGTTGTATTTCCTGATAAACCATGATTGTATTTATCTTAGGGATTATCTTAGGATTATATTTGGAATGGAAGTTTGAGATTGCCAAATATATTATTGAATCAATTAAAGAACACATCAAATAGTATTGTAATTTTATTGCAACGCACCATATATCTTAAATGATATATACGACTGAAGAAAATAACTTTTACTCAAAGGAGAACTCAATGTTAAACTATTCTGACATTAAGAACTACTGGTCTAAGTTCTACGCAGATGCTTTTGAAGATGCTAAAAGCTTTTGGAAGAACTACGTAGACACAGTAGAAAAATTCTATAAAAAATAACTTTATTAAAACACAATAGTTTGATATTAGTGCATAAAAATTTAATGTGCATTTTCAAACTTTGGATTGGTGGGTGTGTCTTGCTAAAGTCTTGCAAATGCGAAAAAGACAATGGCAAGAACACAAAACGAACAATTAATAGCTTTTAAAGGGCATATCACAGGAATTAAAAGAGAAATAAGAATACTCAGTACATCAATGTATAAATTAGAGAAAAAGGTAGAAAACCTTTACTGGTCTATACTTTTTGCTACTGGAAGTTTAGCTTTAGCTTTAATAACAATATTTCTTGCTAAATAAAACGAATACAACTAATAGGTAGTCTATGGACACTAGAAGGATTCTGATTATTTCAGATTTGCACCTACCATATCATAGAGAAGATTCTTTTGATTTTTTAAAAGAGTTAAAAAAAGAATACAAGCCAACATTCGTAATGTCTATAGGTGATTTATTAGATCATCACGCATTATCATTTCACGATTCAAATCCAGATTTATTTTCTGCTGGACACGAATTAGCTAAAGCAAAAGATTATGTAAAAGAATTAGAATCAATATTTCCTGAATTAATTGAAATAGATTCTAACCATTCATCAATGGTTTATAGACGAGCATTAAAACATGGTATGCCTAGAGCTTACTTAAAAGAATACGGAGAATTTTTAGGAACTAAAAAATGGAAGTGGATTGATGATTTAACAGTTACCTTACCTAATAAACAAAGATGCCTATTCACTCACGGAAGATCTGCTGATGTTTTAAAAGTTTCTCAAACCAATGGAATGAATTGTGTTCAAGGACATTTTCATACTAAATTTAAAATTGAATACTGGGCAAATCCAGATAACTTATTTTGGGGTATGCAAGTTGGTTGTTTAATAGATCAAAAATCTTTAGCTTTTGAATATGCTAAGAATTTTAAAACTAGATTTATAATTGGAACTGGTTTAATAATAGACTCACAACCGAAGTTAGCACCTTGTGTTTTAAATAGAGATGGCAAATGGATAGGCAAGTTAGTTTAAAAGAATTACTATTTTCTGAAACTGCAACTAGACTTGGAATAGATAATACTCCAACAGATCAAGTTTTAATAAATCTACAAACATTAATCTACGAAATTATTGAACCAATCATAAATCAATTTGGCGATATAAAAATTACTTCTGGTTATCGTTCTCCAGAACTTTGTAAAGCAATAGGAAGTTCTACAACATCACAACACACTTTTGGACAAGCTGTTGATTGCGAAGTTATTGGAGTGCCTAATAAAGAACTAGCTGACTGGGTAGTTAAAAATTTAACTTACGATCAAGTAATTTTAGAGTTTTGGAAACCAGAAGAAGCCAATTCTGGTTGGGTCCATATCTCATATAACAAATTAAATAATCGTAAAATGTATTTAAGAGCTTACAAAGCTAATGGAAGAACAGTTTATGAAGTCTTATAAAAAACAAGTTGGTGGAAGCCACTATAAAAAATACCAGATACAACCAATAGAATTTATAGTTAAAAATAATATTGGCTTTGTGGAAGGAAATGTCATAAAGTATATTTTAAGGTTTAAAGACAAGGGTGGTGTTCAAGACTTATTAAAAGCCAAACACTATATAGAATTGCTGATAGATTCTACTAAAAGCAAATAATATCGTTTAAACTGATTTAGACGCATTTTTAAGCATATTGGCTTAAATATGAGTATAACCTCATAAAAACCCTAAATATTAAAAAAAAGGGGTAATTTGACGGTTTAAATGGTATAAAAAGAACATTTAGAGAACATTATGACAAATTATGTAATAAATAAGATAGATCCAGATTATTTCTCGGAAACACATACTATTGGTGGTACATCAGCACAATCATCAGCAGTTATAACTGGTTCAGGCATTGTAAGAATAGCTATATCAGGAACACACGCACATATTAAGTTCGGAAGTAATCCAACTGCAACAGAAGAAGATGTTATGGTAACACAAGATTCTGTGAATTATTTTTCATTCAAATCAGGAGAGAAGATAGCTTTTATAAAAGGCGGTGATGGTTCTGGTCATATAAATATTTGTGCAGTAGATTAATATGTGGTGGAATATCATACCAACAGTAGTTAAAACTGGTGCTGAGATTTATAAAAATCATAAGCAATCAGAACTATTAGAATCTGAAGCTGAACGTAGATATTATGAACGTATGGCAAAAGGTGAAATAGAGTATCAAAGAGATGTTTCTGACCAACAAGACAAAACTTGGAAAGATGAATTTGTTTTGATTGTTGTATGTATTCCAATTATTGTTTTATCATACGCAATCATTAGTGATGACATTAATATCAAAAGTAAATTAGATTTATTCTTTGATTATTTTGGAAAATTTCCTAGTTGGTATCAGTGGCTAATTGTAGGTATCTTTGGTGCGATCTATGGACTTAAACCTACTCTAGACATCTTTAAAAAATGAACTGCTACTTAGTAACCTATGCTATCACATTTGTTAAAAACAATTCTGATAGTTTGGTTGATGATATTGCTTATGTTCGTTTTTTTGATTCAAATACTTTTCCTAATTCCAATAATTTTTTGGCATCACTTAAACTTGCTAAAAAAGTAAGAATTACTGGAGTAGAGTGGGAGTACGAGGTTATAAATTTTGATGATGAAATTGATTGTGAACTTTCCAATACTTACCACTAAATTGGTATCAGATAATATTCTATACCATCATTCCAAGATTGAAGTTTTGATTGTGGCAATAATCTTAATATTTGATCTACTGATTTAAAACGAACTCCATCTTTAAAACAAAAAGCAATCGTATATTGTGTAAATTTATTATCACAAAACATTTGACTAAAAGTAATATACTTCTTTAGATCTTTTAATTTAATTTTGTTACTGGCTTTGACTTCAACGAAGAATTGTTGTTGTTTGGGAGCTTCTTTTTTGGAATAAACAAAGTAATCAGGCATCGCAGACAATAAACCAAGTTTATTAAAATAAGGAATAGGGGAATTAGCAAAATCAGAATCATCATTAAAAAGAAGTTTTTTATAATGAAAAGATTTAGACTTACAATATTCTTCAAACCTTTGTTCTGCGAAGTCAATATAGTTTGAAACTCGTTCTTCATATTTAAGTTCATTTAGTTTTCCTTCTGGTTGTATTATTTTCATCTACTTAACTCACGATTGGTTACTAACCAACTTCTGTATAAATCTACCCAGCTTTGTAAGTTAGCATATTTTGATTTGGCTTTAGAATAATCTCGTTCAGCTTCACAAAATCCCTCAATATGAGTATTATATTCTTTAGTACACATAGCTCTTTTTTCTGCTTCCACCATAGAGCAATTACTAATAGTTTTTTCATTAACAGTTAATTGTGCCAAAATAATTTTTTTATGTTCTTCTAATCTTCTGAAATTATAAAGTGCTTGGCACATATCATCAGCATATTTATCAAGCTGATCTCTTATGTCATCTGGGTTTCTTAAGGCAAAGTCCTGCATATCCTTCCTTTTCGTTTTATAGTTGTGTTACTAACCTAAGCTAGTAATTCTTCAAATTTCAAAACCACTTTTGTTTCTAAAGCATCTTTAAGTCTTTTTGCCTTTTCCATTTTATGCTTTAGTTCAAAATATTTCATAGACACTCTATGATGCCTGTCCCTTAAGTTTTGAACTTGATGTTTTATTTTCTCCATCAATTTTTTTTATTCTTGTTGATTTGAATTTAATTCCAGTTATTTCAAGATCAACAAATTTGCCTTTCTCTTGTGTAAGTGCCTCTTGTTCATTATTGAACTCCTCTTTATAAATACCAGTAAATTCTAAATATTTATAACGCACTATCATTTTCTTTTTATATAT